AGATTTGTTAAAAGATTCAAGAAATTACTGTAGCTTGAAAATTTGTTTCGATTGTTGATATAAAAAAAGGTCTATCATCTTCAAATGTAGGACCCGTAATCTCTCCTGTTCTTACATAAATGCCACTAGTAGGTTGACCTGTATTGTTTATTGTTTGCAAACTTGTAAAAGCTGTATTAATTAAAGTTTGACTTCTAGCGGGACCTTTATCTTTCTCAGCGAAAGCTCGAACAGTTACAACTCCTTGAATTTGATCAAACTGTGCAGTTAATCCAGCTTGTGTAGTAATTCCAAATTGAATATTTACATAAACAAGTTCACTGTCTGCATCTGATGTGACATCACCAAAATTATCAAAAAACACTGGAACGGCAGG